CACAATCTTTCCAGAAGTTTGCCGACGCGGTGAAGCTCCCACGCGAAATGAGTGCGCGTGAGAAGTTCATCGTTCAATCGCTGCAGGCCCAGGAGCAATTCGACCAGGAGAACCAATAATGTCCGCTATTGAAGTTAACCCACCATATCCAGTCTTCGCAGACATTGATGGTCAACCTCTTGAGGCTGGCTACATATGGATTGGAGCTGCAAATCTAGACCCTCAGACAAACCCGATCAACGTTTATTGGGATGCAGAGCTGACTATTTCAGCGCCTCAACCGATCCGCACACTTGGTGGCTACCCATCACGCAACGGAACGCCTGCTCGTTTCTATGTTGGTGCAAATTACAGCATCCGAGTGATGAATAGAAATGGCAGCACGATTTATTCTGCTCTGACTGATAACTTGGCTGGAAATGGATTCACTGCATCCAATGCAACGGGCGACGGTTCTCAAACCATATTTGCCGTGTCTTCTGCGCCAAAAGAGATTTTTATCAATGGCGTATATCAGAATCAAAACACCTACACAGTGGCTAGTGGGAATGTAACATTCTCAGAAGCGCCGCCATTCAACTCAACCATTGAGTTTTTGATCTAAGGAGATAACCATGTTGAAAACTGTTGGGAATCCATCAACGCGCTACGGAGATCAGACCATCGTTGATGGCGATCTTGTCATTGGGACAGCAGGTAATGGCATTGATTTTTCTGCCAATGCAAACCTGCCAGGCGTAACAAAAGAAGTGCTCGATGACTATGAAGAAGGCACCTGGACAGTCACTTGGACAGGTTTGACAGGAACACCGACAAACTTAACCGGCTATTACACCAAGATTGGTCGTGTTGTTTATTTCACTTATGCCACTGGTGCTGGTGCAATTTCTGGAACCGCTGGAAATGTTTATTTCAATCTTCCATTCACGCCAGCTCAACAAGGTGTTGGAACATCAATCGCAGAAGGCCCAGGAACACCGACTTTGAATTGGCTCTACACAAACGGTAGATGCTATCCAATGGGATTCGGTGCTGCATATATGGTCTTCACAGGCACTTACATTGTTTAAGGAACACGCATGAGCCTGACTAAAGTTTCCTACTCAATGATTCAAGGCGCTCCGTTCAACGTCCTTGATTACGGGGCAGACCCGACTGGTGTGTCTGACTCTGCTGCTGCCATTCAAGCTGCAATCACAGCGGCCTCTGCTTCCGTTGCTGGCTCAACAGGAGCTGTGGTGTACCTTCCGACAGGCACATACCTCATCGGGACAACGATCACTTTGCCAAATCGTGTTGGTTTGCAAGGTGCGAACGGTCGAGGCACGACAATCAAGCCGCACCCGTCGTTTTCGTCACAGTACATGTTCCACGCATCCAACGGAACAAGCTCCATGTTTGCATCTTGGATTCGTGACATGTTCATTGATGCGCGTGGGAAGAACATGACTGCTGTCGTGTATTCACAGGCATGGCAAGAAACGTGCGGCATGGATCGAGTGCTGATCTACTTTGACGGCACGACGCCAATCGGATTTTTGTATTCTGATGGGTACGGTGGCGCTGCACTGCTGAAGCTGTCCGATATGGAAATCTTCGCTGATTCGACTGCGGCATTTTCTAAAGGTATTCAGGTCAATCAAATTTCACTGGTGGGGTCGTTTGTTTTAATGCTGAACAACTCCACAATCGCAGGATCTTCTGCAAATAAACTAGGTCTTGGCATCAACATTGTTGGCGACTCGTTGCTTATTCAAGGATGCCACTTTGAGGACATTCTCGACACGTGCGTTCAGATGGGTGGCCCCGGCCATTTGTCTGCTGACACTCTTACTGGATCATCGACGTATGTGAACAACATGATTGCGTTTGGGTCTGGCTTCACTGGTTTCGCAAACTTGCGAAACATCAACCCAAACGGCGCTGTTGGACTTGTCGTTGATGACAACGTGACAGGTCGAGACATTCCTGCAAGTGAAGGATTCCTGCCTGAGTACGTTTATCAGCCTTCGGCTTTTTCTGTTGGCTTATCTGCTGACTTGAACAACGTCACTGGCAACGGAACCGAATACACGATTCTGTGTGACACAGAAATCTACGATTACTTGAACCAGTACAACCCTGCCACTGGAAGATTCACAGTGAACAGGACTGGCAAGTATTTGCTGAGTTGCTGTGTCAAGTTAAATGTGCCGAATGGCTCCACGACTGCCGTTGTTCGGATTGCAACGTCCAATAAGACTTATGAGGTCTACCGTGGGAGTTTTGCAAACCAGCGCGACACTTCTGGAAACGTCACTGTAAATGGAGCTGTGATAGCTGACATGGACACAAACGATTTTGCATTCATTCAAGTTGTCGTTGCTGGAATAGGCGCAGACACCGTTGATGTACTTGCATCTGACGGCGCGGTGTTCAGTGGACAGTGGCTTTCTCGTTAATTTCTGAAAGGAACAATCATGGCAACAAACAGCCAAATCGCATTCAACCCACAAGGCAAGACCGTCGTCGTGGCGGCTGCAGGCACAGCCCCAACGGGCGTGCAAGCTCCTGTCTTTGAGAAGTTCAACGCTCAAGCCACAGGCCAGTACCGCTTCGTCAACGCAGGCTCGAACACCGTGTTTTTGGGCACTGGCCCGACCGCTGCACTGGCCCAGGCTGCTGCCGTTGCACCAGTTGCTGGCACGCCTTCGGACGCCATCGTCCTTGTGCCAGGCGCAGTGGAAATCCTGCGCTTCAACAAAGACACCTTCTTCAGCGGTCTGGCCTCTGGCGCGACCACCGTCTACGTCACGCCTGGTGAAGGCATTTAATGTTGGAGGCTGACGTCATGTCGGATGGGAACGAGATCGACCTGGTGAAGTACGGCGTGCTCTGGCAGAAAGTCCAGGACATGGATCGCAAGGTCGACAAAATGGAGCGCCAACTCGAAGAGCTGCTGGCCCTGGCCAATCGCTCCAAGGGTGGTCTTTGGATTGGCATGAGTATCGCCTCGGTGTTTTCGGCCTTTGTTGGCTTTGTGGCCAGCCACTGGAAAAGCTGATGTACAAGCTCGGCGCACGTTCAAAGCAGAGACTCAAAGGCGTGCACGATGACCTGGTGAAGGTTGTCGAGCGTGCCATTGAGATCACCACCGTGGACTTCACAGTCCTGGAAGGCTTGCGCGATCCTGAGCGCCAGAAGACGCTGATGGAGTCCGGTGCAAGCCAGACCCTCAACTCGCGCCACATCACCGGCCACGCGGTCGATCTTGGGGCTTGGTTGGACAACCAAGTGGACTGGTCGTGGCCGCTGTATCACAAGATCGCGGCAGCCATGAAAGAGGCGGCCAAGGAGCTGGACGTGGCCATTGTCTGGGGTGGTGACTGGCGCACCTTCAAAGACGGCCCTCACTTCGAACTTGACCGAAGGAAATACCCATGATTTGGCAAGCACTCATCCCTGTGATTGGCACTGTCTTGGAGAAGGTGCTGCCCGACCCCCAGGCCAGCGCAGACGCCAAGATCAGGCTGATGGAGTTGGCCCAGAAAGGCGAGCTGGCTGTGCTGGACGCTGAGACCAAGCTCGCGCTTGGCCAACTTGAAGTCAACAAGGTTGAGGCTGGCACCGACATGTTCCGTGGTGGCTGGCGTCCAGCAACCGGCTGGGCGTGCGTTTTCGGTCTTGTGTACCAGTTCCTTCTCCAGCCTGTTTTGCCGTGGCTGGTGGCCGTTTGTGGCGGTTCTGTACCACCTTTGCCGCCGATCGACAACGAGACTCTGATGGTCTTGCTGACCGGCATGTTGGGGCTTGGTGGACTTCGCACCTTTGAGCGCATCAAAGGGAAAGCCTGATTGCAAGTTGTCTCCACGCTGCTTCGGCAGCTTTGCCCGGTCTCTGTTCCGGGCTTTTTTCTATGACCGACGTTTCCGACCAAGCAACAATTAGGGAAGAGCAAGAACGCGAGGTCTGCCTGCGCACTGCCAGGGAGCCGCACCAGCGTTTGCAGCCGACTGGCCTGTGCCACTACTGCGATGAACCTGTGGCCGACGGCAGGCGCTTCTGCGGTCCTGAGTGCCGCGATCAATGGCAGGCTGATACAAATGCCAGGCAGCGGGCTGGCAAGCGCTGATTCAGGACTTCTTCACGAAGTCCTCGCATTTGCGCTGCCAGCCCCATGAATCCTTGAGCCAGTACACCGGCGCGTAAAAGCGCGGCTTGTGAAGCATGGCGCAGATCAGCACAGACTTAGGCAGCGCTCGCGTGGTGGCGTGCTTGCACTCGTCGCAGTGCTGGGCTTTCATGTGTTCTTCTCCTTGAGTTTGGTTTCGATTTCTAGATAGACGCCCATTCTTGAAGGCTCAATGTTCTGGTTAAACATGATTGATTCGTAGCAGTAGTTTATTTCTGGCTCCGTCAGTCCAACCCATGTGCGCTGTGCTGGTGGGGTGTTGGATAGCCAATGCTTACCCGCCGAAACTTTGTAGTCTGTGCATTGCATTGCCAAAGTCACGGTGCCTTCTGAAAAGTCTGCCTCTGCAATCAAGCAAGGCCACGCCACAGGCTCCTGCTGTGCTGGCTGCTCTTTGCACTGCCCAGCGCAAATTACATTGGCTGCGCCTCCGCAATGGCGGCAGTTGGTAGGCTGCTGTGCTGGCTGCTCGGCCAGTGCTTTTGATGACGGATATTTATGCCCGTTTGTGCATTTATCGTCACCATTGGGCCTTCGCTCACGCATAACACCTGCGCCTCCACACTCTGGACAATAGCCGTACACAGCCACAGGAACGGCAGGAACATGACCACCTCCGGGCAATACGGTTTCCTGCTCGTCCAGTGCTTCATAGATCGCGTTCAGCGACTCTCGGGCTTTCTGTTGGTATTCGTACTCCATCGCATTGACGCGATTTATCCACTCCAACGCCTCCAGCGCCAGCTTCATTGCTTCGTCTTTGGTCATGCGTTCTTCTCCCGCAGCTTGGATTCTGCCCACGCAGCACCGCGCAGAAAGTCATGGTTGTGACCGTCTTCTGGCAATTCACCCCAGACCAGCCCCACCCACGGCTTGCTTGCTGGTGGGGACGTGTAGACAGACTCTTTGGTGGCCGTGTTGTGACCGCACTCGGGACAGTAGTAATTGCCATCAAAAGGTGTTTGGCATTTGTCGCACAAGTAGGCTTCGCCCACCGGCTCCTGCTGTGCTGGCTGCTCAGGTGTTAAGTCCTGCTTAATAGCTGGCTGCTCTGCCAGTGCTTCTCGCAGGGCGGTGATGGCTTTGTCAACCATGTAACATTCATGCGGTTGAAGAAAATCCCTGTCGTTATCGACAAGGTCGATGTATTCCAACGCCTCCAGCGCCAGCTTCAGTGCTTCTGTTTGTTTGGTCATTTTGTTTCTCCTCTTGCTCGGATTGCTTCCTGATAGGCTTTTGTGCCGTCGGCCCAGCCTTCTTGGTACGCCTCACCCCAAGCGCTATTGCCAACGGGGGCAAGCACGTCTTCGTGGTCGTGCAGGTCTTCGCAAGCCTTGCGCTCTTCCAGCATGAACTTGTGAATTCGATCAAGCCAGATGTTTGCGTGTGTGGTGCTGTAATCCTTGCGAACAAGCTCGGCAAAGCGTTCAAACACCGGAAGACCAATGAATTCAACAATGCCCCCACCAAACCCAGCATCACGCGCCATTTCAGTTACGTCTCTTGTCATTGTGCGTATCCAGTCACAAGAATGTGGTTCTTTGCTTCCTCCAACGCGCCTATCAGCGAGAGACGGTCCTCGACCTTTGAGGTCTTAATTTTGAACTGCCCTGTGCCCCGATGGAACACCAGCACAATCACCGCATCGGGTTCTTCATCCCGAGCCTCATCAAGGATTGCTTTGGCCGCAACCTTGTACTCATCAAACGTCAAAGATTTCAGTTTACTCATTTGGTTTCTCCTAAACCCACCTGCTTCAATGCTGCCTGCAAGCCAGCCAGTCCACCGACAAACTGGTTGTTGACCCAGATCGCAGGCATCTGTCGGATGTGTGGGTGGTTGTGTTCGAGGTCTGCACGGATGTGAATGTTCTCCGCGTCGAACTCGTGGTACTCCAGCCCCTTGGACTTCATCAGTTGCTTGGCTGTCGTGCAGTTGGGACAGTTGCTCTTAGTGTAAATTTTGATGTTCACAGCGATGCTCCTCCGGTTTTCTTGCAAGGCCATGCCCGCTTCAGTGCGTACGCAATGTGCGAATCAGCCGACATGTGGCGTGTCTCGGGGTTGGAGTCCAAATGCGCCTTCACCATGTCTCGGACTTGCCCGGCAGTGGCTTCTTCAGGAGAGCAGTGTGCGGCTCCCCGGCCGGTGTCGTGAGCACCAAGGACATACCCAAGGGCTGTGCCGCGCTCGTACGGGTCACCGCTGGTCATTCGGCGCAACAGTTCGTTGCCGGTAAAGAACTCGGCGTGTGCTGTGCCACACATCAGTGCGGCAATTGCGATAAGTTTTTTCATGCTGTCACCTCGCGCATTTCCCAACCCAACTGAAAATAAGACCAGCGCACTTGCAAAGCTGGTGTTTTGTATTTGCCTGTGGAAGTCATGGTGAAGTCGGTATGGCCCTTCACTCGCATGGTGGCCTCGAAGATTCTTTGTGCATGTCTCATTCCAACCCCTTGATGTAGGTTGTGAGGCGCTTGATCTGTTGCTCACGAAACTTGACCATCGACTCGGCGTATTCACGGGCCGTCTGCGAGTCCAGCAACTTGCGCTTTGCATCCTCCAGTTCACGCAGCGCCAGGGATTCAGCACTTGGTGTGGCCCACAGTTTTTTCATGTATTCGATCATGTCAACTCCTTCTCGGCCATCTCGTCGGCCATCTTTTCCCAATAAGACCTGGTAATCATGTCCAGCAGAATCCCGACCTGCACAAACTTGCGTTCTGCCAGCATCTTGGCCATGACCATTTTCTCGTTTGTAGTTGCCTCGCCATATGCCTCGCAGATGTTGAAGCCATCCAGCGGGTCGCAGGCCTCGCCATGCGTCAGCAGTTCAGCAGCTCGCGCCTTGATCGCATCGGCTAGGCGCTCGGCGCGATCTTCGTCATCTTGACGGGCATTCATCATCATGGTGTTCATGCAACTCATGACGACCACCATGCGACGAGCAAAGCGGCCATGCCGCAACCAATTGCAAAAGCCAAGGCATAACCAGCAACACGCTCAAAAAGTGACTCTGGGCGGCCATATGCCTGCACCCAGGTGCAATCTGCAAAGTTTCGGGGGGTTGTGTAGTTTTTCACGGTCAGCTCCTTGCTGGTTGATGATGGCTCAATCATAAACCACAATCCACCACTTTTGCGCACATTCAATAAAATTATTTTATAGGTAGAAACCCTACAAAGAAGTGATCTCCACATCGTGCGGTTTGCGCTTTCCATCCAGCAGTTCGTGCAGGCGTTTCTCGGTCAATCGGTGGCAGCGAATCATCACCCTGGCAGGCAGCACGTCCAACAGCGCGGCGTAATCCTCAAGGATGGCTCGCACGGCTTGGATTCCAGCACCGTCCAGCCGAATCACGGACCCGGCAAGATTGCGGCGGCCAGCCATGGCCAGGGCGGTCACGGCATCCATAAGCAAGCCTGAGTCGTCTTCGCAGACTTTCATGGTCTCGATCAGGGTTTCCATTAAATTCACGGCGTCGCTGACAACTCGCCAGTCGTCCGTTGTTGGGCTTGGCGCTTGCTCCATTGCGACCAGGCCTTCATACATACGTGTCAGCTGGTGGCGACGGTAATCAGCAGGCAGCGGCTCGGTCGGGCTTGCTGTCAATTCATCCATCAGCGTGTAGTGCTTTGGCCTTTGGGCCGGGCGTTTCTTCCCGGCCTTTCTCACACGAACCCCCGCAGGTCTGGCGCAGTCCATCCGGCAGGCTTGCCGATCTTTCCACCCTCCAAGATCACCGGCTTGCCATCGACCAGCTTGGAGTCGTTGGAGTCCAGCACGGCACGGTCTGCACCAGGCTTATTCATTTTGGCCAAGTAAGCCACGCCATTAGCAGTGACCTCACTGTCGCACAAGGCATCAAGTGCCTCGACACGATCGCTTGGGTTAATGCTGGCCATAATCAGCCCCTTCTTCAGACCGTTGGCCACACGCAGCATGTCGGCCACGCTGCGCTCCAGACTTTCCGCATCCTCGGCTGAATCTAAGTCCACACACAGCAGGAATTCCAAAAATTCCTCCAGGTGGCACCCGATCTGCACAGACAGTGCGGCAGGCCCAGGAACCTTTCCACAGGCCTTCAACCAGGCCGCTGTGCGCTCGAAGTTGCTTGTCTGGGCCTCGGATGCCAATCGCTCGTTTCGTGCGCGTAAAAGCCGATTCTCGTACTCCAGCTCGGCCACCAGCATGTCCAGCTTCATTTCGTCTTCGGTCATGGCTTGTACTCCAGGATGCTGAATGTCTTTTCAACTCGGTCAAGGAACACAGCCATTGCTGGCCGTGAACCGCAGGAAAGTGCCCGGCACGCGGCCAGGTGGATGGCTGAAGGCCGCATGACGGCCATCAGGACATAGCGCTTGTCCATCAGTATCTCCAGATGGTCACATCGACCACCCAAAGGCACAGGCAGAACTGGCCTTGGTGAATTCCGCACACAAACAGCGGCCAGCGGTGCGTGAACCACTCCATGTCAAACTGCCAGCCTCGCTTCATGCTTTCACCTTTTCCAGGCCTTGTTTCAGGTAATGCAGCACCTGGGCAGACAGGCTGCGTGTGTTGCGCTCGGCTTCGGCCTTGAGTTTGGCCATGATGTCGTCGGGCAAGCGGACGGTCACGTATTGGCGTTTGTTTCCGGTGGTCATTCCACGATCTCCCAGTCTTCAGAAAGCATGTCGGTTTGGCTGGCCAACCAGCCAGGCAGCATGGCACGACGTCCGTGTGCGTTTGTTGTCCACATGTCGATGTGCGGCAGGATTTCGCACTCAGCGATTCCAGCCTTCCCATACGGCGTGTCTGGCTTTGGATGAACCACTGGCGTGCCAGGCACAAGAACCAGCCACATGCCTTTGCCGTTCCAGCCTTTGCGTGCGACCTTCTGGCCAGCCTTCAGCGATTCGATTGCCTGGCCAAACGTCATTCCTTCGCATGCACGGTAAGCACGGTCGAAAACGTCGGCAGGCGACCAGCTCACGTAACCAGCGTAATGGTCGGTGTTGCCTTTGCCGCCATCCACGTATTCGACCAGGTAACCCTCGTCGGCACCGTTCTCGTCGGCTGGCAACGTCCAGCCTCGGAAGTCGTTGTAGGCCTGCCGTGTCATCGGCTTGGCGTTGATCAGTTTGGTTCCGATGTAGCGTTTCATGCTGCCTCCTGTGATTCTTCAAACATGTCCACCGTGGCACCAGCGCCAGCCAGCTCGACCGGAATGCCACTGGTTAGCAGGCTCACCAGATCGTCCTGGCCAGCCACCTCGATGTCAAACCGGGTCTGGGCGGCGTGCCGGATGGCTTGCGCCTGGTTGCCTGCGCGAATCAGGCGGTGTTTGTTGGTCTCCACATCAGTGACCAGGTAAATGCGTGTGCTCATGGTTTCTCCTTAAAAATCAAATTGACAATGCAAAGGCTCGGCGTTTCATAGGGTCGGCAAATGGTATGTCGTCACTCATATCCTCGAAGCCACCTCCACCAGCCTGTCGTGGCGCTGGCGCTGTAGCTTGTCGTTGCACTGGCGCAGCCCGTTGGCCATCACCAGAACCTTCGGATACAAACTCAAAGTCGGCCAAGCGTGCAACCATCTTGGAGTTTGTTGTGCCATCGTTTTTCGTGTAGGTCTGGATGTGCACATCTTCCAGGTACGCGACGATCTGCTTGCCTTTTGTCAGGTAAGGCGCCATCGGCTCAGCGCGTTGGCCCCAGATCGAGGCATCAACCCACTGCGTCGGTCGCTTGCCGTCGTCGCCCTTCTTGCCGTAGGTAAACGCCAGTGAGACGTTGGCTACAGCTGTGCCGCTTGGTGTAAATCGCACCTCGGCGTCTTTTCCGATGCGTGCCAGTCCTTGTGCTTTCATGCTTGCTCCTTCAGTTTGTAAACCCGAACAACCCGAGCGTGGGCAGACGGATGGGTGGCTTGGCAGTAACCCACTGCCTCGAAATCTTTGCTCTTGAAAACAGCGCCCCATAAATTCGGGGAGCAGTCGTCCGGTAGGTCAAGAAACAAGCGAACATCGTTGATGCTCACCTGCCCAGTGCGATTTGCAACGCTGATTGCAGTGCGTCGTGCTTTGTCCAGCCAATCCTCGCGGCCAATGGACACGCGAGCAATGCCAGCGTCTCGAAGGTCGCTGCCTCTCATACGCCCCTCCGAATCTGGATCAGCTTGTCCACCGTCTCCTGCACCTCGGCCAGGAACTTGACCACCTCAGCCTCGTACTCAGCGATCAGAGCGTTGTCGCGTGGCACCCGCTTGATGAACAGCTGCATGTCCTCCGGCATCCGTGGATCAAAGCTCACAAAGTCGCACCAGGCTCGGCCAGTGCAGGCCATTTGCCACTGCATCTGGGGGATATACTGGCTAGACGCTTTGTCGGCCATCAGCGTGGCAATGTGCGTGCTGGTGTTGGGGCACTTGATCTCGACCAGGCCATCCTCACCGACCAGGCCATCAGGCGATGCCCCAGACATTTCAATGGCCGGGTGCTGGATCATGGCCACCTCAGTGACGATCAGGCCAGTCTCGGCCTCATAAGCCATCCGTGCCATTGGCTCGGTCTCAGTGCCGTGCTGCATGGCTCCGCTTTTGAATGTCTCAGCGGCTTGGCCAGTCAGTCTCTCGGCCACCAGCTGGGCCAGGTAGTTGCCACGGCTGGCAGAAACTCCAGTCTTGGTCTTGGCCATGATGTCGGCCACACGGCTTGCTGTGACCTTGCCCAGGCGCTGGGCGAACCATTCAGGTGTGCCTTGCTCAATCATGCGGCCCCCTGCTCATCAGCGGTCTTGGCTGCCTTCTTAAGAGCTGGCCCTTGGGCTTGCCAGAATGCTGCCTTGTGTGCGGACTTGGGCAAAGCCTGGAAAGCTGCGGCCAGTGCCTCGCTACCTTGCAGGGCGGCCTCACGCATTGCTGGCAGGGTGGCTGTCTCGAACTCACCATAACCAGCCACAGGAGCAGGCGTGCGCTTGCTGGCGGCGTTGCCATCGTCGTCCTCTGGAGCAATACCGCAGGCGGCCATGAGGCTGTAGCGGCGTGCATAAGTCAGGGCACTGCCGTACCCCTGGGCGTCGTGCTTGACTGCTGGAACGTGCAACTTGCCAGCCGAGAAGATTTCCCCGGACTCGTGAACAAAGACCGTCTCGACTATCACGCCAGCCTCACATTCGTGCGTTTGCTGCACTAGGGCAATTCCATTATCGTTGAGTGAATCCATCACCGCCTCGACGCAAGCTGCCAGATCTGCATAGCGGCTTTTAAAGTGCGGATTGCTTGAGGACTTGAGCGCAGGGCCAAAGGCTTTCTGGGCCTTTACCAGTGCTGCTGCGATTTGCTTGATTTCCATCGTGTTTACCTTTCGTGGTTGATTGTGGTGAAAAGAATCATACAACACAAAAACAAAATTTTATAGGTCAACGCAAAAATAAATTTTTACGGCCGTTACAAATTGATGTTATAGTCACGCCCATGACAAAAGACGATCAGTATTACCAACAGGTTTGCGCCTTCGCCCACAAGCAGGCTGGCAGCTATTCCAAACTGGCCAAGGCCTTGGGCGTGCCTAGCGGACCAGCCGTGCAGATGTGGCGCGTGAATGGCGTGGCCCACAAGTGGCGGCCAGTGCTGGAAAAGAAGTTTGGCGCGGCCTTCCGAAAATCCTTGAATGGCCTGTTGGTCTGAGGTAAAGTGATGCGAGACCCGGCTAGGGTGGGAGTAGCTACCCACCCGAAAAGCGAACCTCCCGCCTGCCGTCAGTCTTCTTTTTGGAGGGTTTGCGAGGAAGTGCCATGCACTATTACAAAAGAAATCTAGGCGACTACGCCAAAAAATGCGGACGGCTGTCCATGTTGCAGCACGGTGCGTACACGCTTCTGATCGATTCGTGCTACGACCGTGAGAAGTTCCCCACGCTTGAAGAAGCCATCGAGTGGACTTGGGCCAGCACAGAGGCCGAGGTCGAGGCGGTGAAGTTCGTGCTCAGCCGGTTTTTCAAGCTGGACGAGGATGGCCAATATGTGCAGGAGCGCATCCTTGCAGAGCTGCTGGACTACCACGCCAAGGCCGACAAAAACAAACAGATCGCCCTTGATCGCGAAACGAAGCGTCGCGAGAAAATCACGAACCGTGCACAAAGCGTTAACGAAGCGCCACCTAACCAAGAACCAATAACCATAAACCAAGAACCAAGAACCAAGAAAGAGAAGAAAGGCGCAAGCGCCTCTGTTGTTCAGCGTCCCGACTTTGTTGATGAACAGCTTTGGAACGACTGGCTTGTCATCAGGAAAAAGAAAAGCGCCCCACTGACCGAAACGGCATGGGCCTTGATGACAAACGAAGCGGCAAAGGCGGGATGGCCGATCGACAAGGCCATTGAGGAATGTTGCCTGAGAACGTGGGCGTCATTCAAAGCGGATTGGGTTGCTGACAAACAAAACCAGACCGAGACGGTCTATCAGCGATCCATGCGTCTCAAGATGCAAGAGGCCGTGCCAAGCATTGCCAAACAAGCGCCAGAACCCTACCAGGACGCCTCGGACTTCTTCCGCACCATTGACATGGAAACCCAGAAAACCATCGAGGTGAACAAATGAGCCTGCCATTGCCATGGGTTGAACGGATCTTTACCAAGCTGACCATGATCTACGGACGAGACTTCATCGGACGCTGGGAAGGCTTGGACATTTCCGAAGTCAAAGCAGACTGGGCGCATGAGCTGGCTGGATTCAAAGACCATCCGGATTCAATCGCCTACGCCCTGAAAAACATGCCGGACAACGGCAAACCACCGACAGTGCTGGAATTCAGAGCGATATGCCGGAAAGCACCTGAGCCGACCGTACCTTTGCTCGAGAACAAACTGACAGCCGAACAAATGGCCGCGAACAAGAAGCGCATTGCAGAACTGATCGCAAAAATTAAGACATAAAATTATTTTATGGCAGCTACAAATTTACTTTACAATCATTGCCAACATCATGACAAACCCATGCCAGCAATGCGAATCATCAAGACAACGGCCGCACAGTGGGGCGTATTCGTTCAAATGCGTGGAGTGCTGCTGCAGGCTGGTACTGAGCGCCAGACCCGACAAGCGCCTGGCTGCGTCCATGCTGGCGGCCATCGAGCGCTTCCCCGACAACCCTGGCCGGGAGCGCATCTTGGAGTGCGTGCGCCAGACCTTGACGAAACCCCACTCAGCGCCGACGAGTGCTGGATCGCAGTCCGGGAGTGCCTGACATGAATGTAATTTCAAGTTCCGCTGGAAACGACAGTGTTGCCATGATTCAGTGGGCCATAGAAAACAAAGTGGAAAACCTGCACGTTGTGTTTTCGGATACTGGATGGCTTGCTCCAGGGTGGATTCAGCGCGTTAAACGGATTCACGCATGGGCCGAAACCCATGGCATCAAGACTCACATCATCAACAGCATTGGCATGGCTGAGTTGGTCAGAACCAAAAAAGGTTTTCCAGGTAATGCCCAGCAGTTTTGCACCGCCCACCTGAAAGGCGTTCCGTTTCTGCAATGGATTGACGAGGCTGACCCAGAATGCACGTCCGTGGTGATGGTTGGGAAACGTCGTGCTGAGAGTCCAGACCGTGCTAATACACCTGAGTTTGTTTATGGCTCTGAGTATCACGGTGGTCGAAAGCTGTGGCACCCGCTGTACCTGCATACAGATGCTCAGCGCAATAACTTGCTGATGCGCGCTGGATTTGATCCGCTCCCCCACCGCAGTCTGGAATGCAATCCGTGTGTGAACGCCAACCGGGCCGATTTCCTTCGGTTGACCCCTGGCGAGATTGAGCGCGTCAACGATTTGGAAGTTGAGATTGGGAAGCCGATGTTCAGGCCTAAGCGGTTTGGTGCTCTTGGCATCTATGGCGTGATTTCCTGGGCAAAAGATGGTCGTGAACGTGGCGACATTGATGAGGAAAACTCACAATGCGCTGGATTGTTTGGATGTGGACTATGACCGACCGCATCAAAATCACGCTGTTCGAGCCAGTCCAGGCCCACAAAGTCCTGACACAGCAGATCTGGCCACTGATCAAAGCATCCCTGATGGCTGGCCACCGCATGGTCGTAGAGGCCAAACCAGAAACCCGCACACTTGCCCAGAACGCACGCCTTTGGGCCATGCTGACAGACGTAAGCAAGCAGGTGGACTGGTACGGACGCAAGCTCACCCCAGAAAACTGGAAGGATGTGCTCACTGCAGCCTTGACAAAACAAGACGTCGTGCCAGGCATCGACGGTGGATTTGTAGCGCTCGGAAAATCAACCAGCGAAATGACTAAGCCGGAGATGTGCGAGTTGCAAGATCTGATCGAGGCCTTCGGTGCGCAGCAGGGCGTGAGATTCACCGCACCAGAATACATCGACCAGGACACCGGAGAGATCGCATGACGACGCAACTGGTCAGAGACTCCATGAAGCTAATGGCCGATGCAGGCATAGATATTGTCGACATCAAATGGTTTGACCTAAGCGGCGGATTCACCGATCAGCAACGCGCAGACCTGGACCCTGTGATGACACACCGACCGCCATTTGATAAATGCTTTGTTGTCTGGAAAGGCAAAACTAAAACCCACGCCAGCTACGAAGTGCTGATGCTAGTGGCTGGAAATGACCCAGAGGATGGAATCAACGTCTCAATGTGGAAAGGCCCAACCGGAACCAGGCTGCGGCCAATCCCGGCCATGTTCTACTTCATCGAGGGCGACCAGATCCGCTACGGAGCTGTCAATGATGACGAGCCGGTAGACAAGGAACTAGCCGAATTGATGCTGGCGCAGGTCGGAGTTTGGTACGGCCTGATGGACCGTCGAATCGAGGCATATGTCCCAACAGTGCGTGATACCTTCACAAACCGAAGGAAAATGCAGCAAGGCAAAGCCCCAACCTTTGACTGGACGACGGTCTACATTGAGCCTGCAAAACCACGATCGGACAGCAAAGGCGGCACACACGCATCACCAAGGCTGCACGACCGTCGAGGACACCTACGCAGGCTGACCACCGGAAAAAACGTCTGGGTCAAGGCCTGCAAGGTCGGTGATGCCAGCAAAGGCGCAATCTTTCACGACTACAAGATCGAGTCAGCATGACCACAAACGCAGAGCGCAAACACAAGTGCAAGGTCTGCAAATGCGCCTACACCAAGACACTGCCACTGCAAACAGTGTGCAGCCCAACGTGCGCCCTTGTATCAGCCAGGAAAGCATCAGAGAAGGCTCAGGCCAAGGAACAGGCCAAAGACCGCAAGGAAACCCGCCAAAAGCTGGACGCCATGCAAACCAAGCCCCAGCTGACCAAGAAAGCGCAGACGGCGTTCAACGCATTCATCAGGGCAAGAGATGCGGGTAAACCCTGCATTTCCTGCGGAACTTCACTGAGCAATGAACCCAACACCTACGATGCCGGACATTACCGATCGGTCGGCAGCGCACCACACATGAGGTTTGTCGAGGACAACTGCCACGGCCAATGCAAGCACTGCAACAACTACCTGGCTGGAAACCATGTGGAATACCGCAAGCGCCTGGTGGAACGGATCGGCCTGCAAGCCGTGGAAAGCATCGAGAGCGACAACACGGTGCGCAAATACTCTCACGAAGGCCTGATCGAACTAGCCAAACACTACCGGGCGGCAGCGCTCGCAACCAAGAAAGGTAAATCATGAAAGCCATCATCATCCTCGCCATCACCCTGGCCGCCACCTTTGCCCAGGCAAACACCGTCACCCGGTGCGTCAAGAACTGGGACGGCAGCGTGACCTGCACCACCACCCGCAACGGCGGCTTTTGATTTTTGCGCTTAGTTGAAAATAGTTGCGCACATGCTTTATAATGGTTGCATGGACACAGAAAACTGGAAGCAACTACCCGGATTTGAGGCCTATGAGGTCTCAGACCATGGGAACGTTCGGAGAATTAGCCCCGGAAAAGGCACGCGACCAATGCGCCAGCTCAGGCCATGCCTTGATCATGGTGGCCGCATGGTGTTTAACGCACGCAAGGACGGCAAGGTCAAGCAATGGAAAGTCCATCGCGCTGTGATGCAGGCTTTCTGTGGTGACTGCCCGGAAGGTATGGAGGTTGCGCACTTGGATGGCGACCAGACCAACAACCGCTTGACCAATTTGGCCTACGCCACGCCAGTCGAGAACAATTCCCACAAAGTCGGCCATGGCACACAGCCAAAAGGTGTGCAGATTTGGTGCTCGAAGCTGACCGAAGATCAAGTGCTGGAAATTCGCGCAAGATCGCCTCAGATCAGCTATGCCAAGTTGGCCACAGAGTACGGCGTCAGCCTGATGACCATCGCGCAGGTGATCACGCGCAAGACCTGGAAGCACGTTTGAAAGGTGACGATGAATGAGCTGGCATTATTTGCAGGAGGGGGTGGCAGCGTCTTGGCAGGAAAGCTGCTTGGATGGCGCACCGTCTGCGCTGTTGAAGTTGATGCCGGAGCGCGTCAGATCATGCTTGACAGAATGCGTGATGGAGTCATCGAACAATTCCCAGTCTGGGATGACGTCAGAACCTTTGATGGAAAACCATGGAATGGATCAGTTGATGTTGTCACAGGCGGATTCCCATGCCAAGACATCAGCCAGTGCGGGGGGGGGGCAGGATTGGATGGCGAGCGATCTGGACTATGGGTGGAAATGGCCAGAATCATTCGTGAAGTTCGACCGAGAATTGTCCTTGTGGAAAACTCGCCAATGCTCACTTCTAGGGGGCTTGGCAGAGTTCTCGGAGACTTGGCCGGAATGGGGTTTGATGCAAGATGGGGAGTGTTCTATGCGTCAACCGTTGGAGCAGCGCATCACAGAGCACGGTTTTACATGGTTGCTTACACCGACAGCGCAGAGCTGGAAGGCTTGGACTTTCCGAAACCCATTGAAGTTGATCCGAAAGAATCACGCAGACGGCAATTTGCAAGAGCAATTGATGCGACTTTATCAGCGGATGACTACGCCAAGATGCCAAGAAATCCTGATGATGTGGCCAGAGGGATGGACGGACTCAAAACCACTGGCAATGGATGGGTTCCAGCAGTGGCTGCAAGAGCAATGCGAGTGCTGACGCAAGGGGATATTTATGGCAACAAAACGCACTGAAAAGACAGCTAAGCCAGAGAGAGACAAAGCCGCAATCTGCCAAGCTGTCCTGCAAGGTATGAGAGACGGACTGAGCGCATTTAAGGCCTGCCAAGCGGCTGGAGTTCCGCAAAGCACTTTCAACCGATGGGTGGATGCTGACGCGAAACTTGCGGAAGACTACGCGCACGCGAGGGAAGACCTGATCGAACGCATGGCGAATGAGGTGCTGGAGCTGGCCGACAGCGAAGTCCCTGAAACTGGAGACGGAAAGCGCGACTGGCAGGCCATTCAGCAGCGCAAACTGCAAGTGGACAGCCGAAAGTGGCTTCTGTCCAAGCTGGCCCCGAAGAAATACGGCGACCGTCTGGAGTTGGCAGGCGACAAGGAAAACCCGCTTCAAGTGCAAACCATCGACGCATCGAAGTTATCCACAGACGTGCTGGCGCAGATCATCGCGGCCAAGGATGCCAATGCTCCTGACTGAAGCTGACCTGCTGGCCATCGAGCGCGAACTGTGCAAACGCAGCTTGGCCGAGTTCGCCAAGCGCGCCTGGCGCGTGCTTGAACCTGCCGCGCAACTGAAGTGGGGCTGGGCGCTGGACGCCATCTGCTTGCACCTGGAAGCTGTGACCAGGGGCGAAATCACCCGCCTGCTGATGAACGTGCCACCCGGCTCCATGAAGTCCCTGCTGACCGGCGTGATCTGGCCAGCCTGGGAGTGGGGGCCATGCGGCATGCCGGAGATGCGATTTGTGGGCACGGCCCACGAAGAGCAGCTGGCCATCCGAGACAGCCGACGCTGCCGCGACCTGATCAAGTCCGAGTGGTTCCAGAAGCTCTGGCCGCTTGATCTGCTGGCCGACCTGGACGGAAAGCGCGAGTTTGGGAATACCCGCAAGGGCGTGCGCCAGGCCCGTGCCTTCACCAGCATGACCGGCGTGCGAGGCGACCGCGTCATCCTGGACGACCCGATCAGTGCCGACAACGCCAACAGCGCGGCCAAGCTGGAAGCGGCCAGGATTGCCTTCACCGAGACCCTGCCGACCCGCGTCAACTCCGACAAGTCGGCCATTGTTGTCATCATGCAACGCCTGAACGAGAAGGACATCTCCGGCGTCATCAAGGAAATGGGCCTGCCGTACACGCACCTGTGCATCCCGATGCGCTTCGAGCCTGAGTTCCGGTGCACCACCAGCATCGGCTGGAGTGACCCGCGCACCGTCGAGGGCGAGCTGATGTTCCCCGAGCGCTTTGGTGAGACGCAGGTGGCCGAACTGGAAAAGACCCTGGGCACATACGGCACGGCTGGTCAGCTCCAGCAACGCCCAGCTCCCCGAGGCGGCGGCATCATCAGCACCGAGTGGTTTGGCTACTGGTCATCCATCCCGGCGATGGACTTCCGCTTCATCACCGTGGACACGGCCCAGAAAACAGCCACCCAGAACGACTGGTCGGTG